GTTCCTGCTATGCTATACTGTATACATAGATTGAGATTACAGAGGAATTTATGTCACACATTGAACATCCTGCCGCATATGAAGCCGCTACTAAGCGCAATATCATAAACAATGCTACCAAAACGTTCTATAAAACGTATCCCGATGCTGGCGATATCGTTCAATTCCTTGTCAACAATTCCGAAAAAAATTCTTTCTACTCAAATCTTCTCGGTTCGTTGAACACCTATGGCAAGTTGACAGAAAAACAAGTCTTTGCTGTACGCAAATCAATCGCCACACTTGCCGAACGTAAAGCACAATGGATTGCAGAAGCCGCAGAGAAAAACGCTACACGTAAATTCGTTGGCACCGAAAAGAAAAAGATTACTGTTACTCTTACAGTTAAAAAATCAATTGTAGTCAATCGTCCTAAATTTTACTGGGCTGATTCTGGCACAAGTCTTCTCCGTATCTGTGAAGATGCCGATGGCAATGTTATCGTATTCAGCGGCAATGCAGAATTTCCTGCTGAAGGCGAAACTGCCACTATTACCGCTACTGTAAAAATGCACCGCTACTATAAACAAAATGATATTGAAGTGCCACAGACAGTTATCATCCGTCCCAAGACTGTTGCTATTATACAACAGCCTGTCGCAGAAACCGCTTGACATTTTAATCCACCTAAGTTAAGATACATACATGCTTAATAAACAAATTTCAAAATCCACTTTAGCAAAGTTACTTGCTACAGAGAATATTTCGGTAGACTATCGCAAGGTGCAAACCGCATCATTCGATATCGTGAATCGCCGTCTTACTCTTCCAATTATGAATGACACCACTCCAGAAATGACAGACCTTTTTGTCGGTCATGAAGTGGGTCACGCATTAGACACACCACAATCATACGTTGAATCGGCTAAAGCTGGCGGTTCTGCATTCTCTACATTCTTGAATGTTGTTGAAGATGCAAGGGTCGAACGTAGAATGAAGGATCGCTATCCTGGTTTGCGTAAATCGATGGCTATTGCATATCGTCAATTTACTGAACGTGACTTTTTTGGTATCAAAGGTCAAGATGTAAATGCAATGATGCTGATTGATAGAATCAATTTGCATTTTAAACTTGGTGCAATTGCAGGCATTAAATTCAATGCCGAAGAAATGGTGTACGTTAACGAAGTTGACAAAGCAGATTCGTTTGAGCAAGTGAAAGATATTACCGAACGTTTGTATGCTTTTTGCAAAGCAGAATTAGAACAAAAACGCCAAGAGGCTAAAGAAGAATTCGAAAAGCGTAAAGAGAATGGCGAATTCGATGATGAAGATTTTGGTGACGATAGTTTCGGTGGTGATAATGCTGAAGACTATGAAGACAAAAATCCTAATGACTATGATTCTGGTTTTGATGATGATTTCGGTGATGAAGAACCCGAAGATAATTTTGACAATGGCTACTCCAATGCACCGACATTCGAAGATACTATGCCGAATGAGTTGAAGGCATATGGTGATGAAGTGAAGTCTGTAACCGATGAAAAATTTCAACAAGCACTAAAAGGTCTTGCAGAAACAAAAGAAATTTATGTTGGTAAGATTGCTAGTCAAAATCAAATCAATTTAAAACAATATATTGTTCCGTTCAAAGATTTGAAGTTTTTTGAAGATAACTTTTACAATGATCCTGAATTGCAAGCGCATGAGCGTTATGATTCTACTTTGCTAACGAAATTCGAAGCCAAGAATAAGAATCCAATTGCGTATCTTGTAAAAGAATTCGAAATGAAAAAGAAAGCGGCTGAGTTGCGCCGTGTAACAGTCTCTGACACTGGCACACTTGACACCAACAAGTTGCATACTTACAAATTCAATGATGATATCTTTCGTAAGATTGGTGCCGTTGCACAAGGTAAGAATCACGGCATTGTGATGTTCATTGACTGGTCTGGTTCTATGTGCGACAACATGTCTGGCACAATTGAACAGTTGATTACAATGGCAACGTTCTGCCGCAAAGTGAATATTCCTTTTGATGTTTATGCTTTCAGCACTGAATCTTTCAAAAACATTAAACCAGAATATGTTCCTATGGCAAATGGTCAAATGCAAATTGACAATTTTTCTCTGTTAAACATTTTGTCTAGCAGTATGAAGAATGCAACATATCGCAAATTTGCAAATGACTTGTTGCAAGTGGCTGAGGCATATCAGCCTTATGTAAATCACCGCAGAAATTACAAATCCACTTTTATTTGTGAAAATATGAGGCTTGGTGGTACTCCGTTGAATGCAACAATTCAAGTTGCATCTAATGTTGTCAATGATTTCCGTAAACGCACTCGGACAGAAATTGTGAATGTTATCTTTTTGACCGATGGAGAAGATTCAACTACTCTTTGGAGCGATAATGAAATAGGTCGTGCCCAACGTATTGGTCCTTCCGACTCCCGTTCAGTATCTTACATTGAAGATAAAGAGTCTGCAAAAACTTATCGTGTAAGTGACAAAGGTGTAACACCTACTCTGTTGCAAATTCTGAAGGATCGTACTGGTTGCAATTTGATTGGCTTCTACATTCTGCCAAAAAGCAAACGTTTCTTCCAAAATGCAATGTCACGTTTCAACATGATAATGACGGATGATGGATACAAACAATTTCGCAATGAAAAGTTTTTCTCTGTCAACGGATATGGCTACTCAGAATATTTTCTGATTCCTGGTGGTGAAGATTTGTCTACCGAAGATGATTCACTATCAGACATTCTTGGCGAAGCCAAAGATGTTTCCGCACGTAAGTTGAAAGGTGCATTTTTAAAGATGAACCAAAATCGTTTGACTAATCGTGTTTTGCTTTCTAAAGTAATTAAGGAAATTGCTTGATGTTGCGTAAAAACAACAGCCAAAAGCAATCACTTGACTTACCACAAATACTCTGTTAAACTACTAGTATTGAAATTGATTTTTACTTGAAAGAACCTTTATATCATGACTACCAAAGCTGAAAAGATTTTATTTGTCACCGAAGCCGCAAAACGTTTTGGTGAAGTTGTAACCCACGATCAACTGGTAACTCTCTCTGAGGAAACTGGCATGAAACGTCAAGTTTGGTTAGAGGGCAAACAATATCGAGTGGCACGTGGTAAGTACCAATTGCCTCTTCAAGAATTTAATATCAATATGGCTGGTCTTGCATTAGTCAAATCTGAACCTATGACAATTACTGAACCAACTGCAACGCCTGTTACAAAAGCAATTGCAAAAATGTCATCCGTTGCACGTATGCAAGAGGGTGCAATTATTCCTAAAGTGAATTCTCTGTACGTGCCTTTCGGTTTCTTTGATAACATGAAACGCATTGTTGCATCAAAGAAATTTTATCCAGTATTTGTTTCTGGTCTCTCGGGCAACGGCAAGACTTTCATGGTCGAGCAGGCATGTGCCCAATTGAAGACAGAATGCCTCCGTGTGAACATTTCACCAGAGACCGATGAAGATGATTTGATTGGTGGTTTCCGTTTGATTGACGGTGAGACAAAATGGTTTGACGGTCCAGTTGTTCAAGCAATGAAGTCTGGTGCTGTTTTAATTCTTGATGAAATTGATCGTGGCTCAAACAAACTAATGTGCTTGCAAGGTGTGCTTGAAGGCAAAGGCTTGTTCGTTAAAAAGACTGGTGAATTTGTAGAGCCAAAGCAAGGCTTCAACGTTATCGCTACTGCAAACACCAAAGGTAAAGGTGATGAGACTGGCCGCTACATGGCAGCCACAATTCTTGATGATGCGTTCCTCGAACGTTTCCCAATTACAGTTGAGCAAGAATATCCAGACACTAAAGTTGAAACAAAGATTTTGACTAAGTTGTTTACCAGCCTTGGTATCGATGACAAAGCATTCGCAGAAAATCTTGTGAAGTGGGCTGATATCATCCGTAAGACTTTTGAAGAAGGTGCTATTGATGAATTGATTTCTACTCGCCGTTTGTCTCACATTGCCGAAGCCTACACTATCTTCAATGATAAGATGGAAGCAATCAAGTACTGTATCAACCGCTTTGATGCAGAAACCAAAACATCATTCCTTGATTTGTATACCAAGATTGATGCTGGCATCGACCCTACTGTGGAAGTGACTCCTGCGCCAGCAGTTGATGAAGTTCCGTTCTAAATCTCCTTGGCATAATTCAAATTATGTCTTTAGAGGCTACTTGACGTAGCCTCTTTTTTTATATATAATAGTAAGATGATTTTATTAAACATGGAGAAATTATGCAATTTGAAATTGACATTCAGAAACTAAGAACCAAGAAACTTTTTATCGCAACACCAATGTATGGTGGACAATGCCACGGTTCTTACACCAAAGCAATTACAGACCTTATGGTTCTTTGTACCAAATATGGTATTGAAGCTAAACTGTTTTTTATCTTCAACGAATCACTAGTACAACGTGCTAGAAATTATTTGACAGATGAATTTGTTCGTAGCGGTTATGACCAAATGATTTTTATCGATAGCGATATTCACTTTGAGCCACAAGACGTTTTAGTGATGATGCACTTTGCGGCAACCCGTGATGACATGGATGTTGTTTGCGGACCATATCCGAAGAAAGCAATTTCTTGGGAGAAGATTAAAGTTGCAGTTGACAAGGGTTATGCAGATAAAAATCCTAATCAATTAGAAGAGTTTGTTGGCGACTATGTTTTCAATCCAGCAGAGGGTGTAACACAATTCCGAGTTGATGAACCAATTGAAGTAAAAGAAAGCGGCACAGGTTTCATGTTGATTACCCGTGAAGCCCTTCAAAAATATGACAAAGCGTTTCCAATGCAAAGCTACAAACCAGATCATGTGCGTACAGCAAACTTTGATGGTAGTAGAGAAATCATGGCATACTTTGATTGCGTTATTTGTCCAACTACAAAACGTTATCTTTCAGAAGATTATATGTTCTGTCAGTGGATGCGTAAAGCTGGTGGCAAAGTGTGGTTACTTCCATGGATGCGTTTGAAACATGCTGGCAGTTATATCTTTGGTGGTTCTTTGCAAGCACTTGCGGCTATCAATGTTTCGCCAACCGCTGGTGATGATGTTGCGAAACGAACCGCATCTCAAAACCCAACATGATCGACTATCGTTATAATGAAGATAAGACTTTAGCCGAACTGAAGTTTTACATTGACTCAACATACGGGCAACATTATTCCCGTGACAAATTTCAAGCAACAGAATTTATCATTGATGGCGGACATGGTGAAGGATTCTGTATTGGAAACGTGCTGAAATATGCACAAAGGTATGGCAAGAAAGATGGAAGAAATCGCAAAGACTTGCTAAAAATTATACACTATGCTATAATCATGTTACACGTACATGACTTAAATGAAGGAAATGAAAATGAAACTAAGTGAATCAACAATCAACGTTCTTAAAAACTTTGCGGCAATTAATGCTGGTATGCAATTCAAAGAAGGCTCCGTGGTACGAACAATCTCTAAAGGACAAAACGTACTCGGCAAAGCTACAGTAACAGAAACATTCGAAAAAGATTTTGTCATCTATGACTTGAATCGATTTCTTTCTCTTTGCAGTTCTTTAACTGATCCTGAGATTATCATCAATACTGATGCAAACAATCTTACGGTTAAATCTGGCACATCGAAAACTGTATACGGACTTGCAGATGAGTCTATGATTGTAGCACCGCCTGCAAAAGAGTTAAAGATTGAAAACTGTGAAGTGAATTTTAGACTGACAAAAGACGATATGAATCAAGTATTGAAAATGTCTGGCATCTTAGGTCTTCCAAACATTGCTGTTGTTGGTGATGGTGAAAGCGTTTCTCTCTCTGCACTAGATGTTAAGAATAGTGATTCTGATAACTTCTCAATCAAAGTCGGTGAAACTTCATCTAATTTCAAAATGATTTTCAATACAGAAAATCTCAAGATGGTGCCTGGTAATTACGATGTTGCAATTTCATCTAAAGGTATCTCACACTTTAAACATGTGACAGATCAAATTGAATATTGGATTGCTACTGAAGCTGGTTCTAAGTACGAAGGTTAATATTATGAGTAATGTGATTGTTCCGTCCTCTCCAGAGGATCGTAAAAAAATTCTGGATGCACTTGTCGAAATTTCAAACTCACTTACTCGCATTGAAGCGGAGCGTGATTTAATTAAAGACATTCTTGTTTCAGTTGAAGATAAATTTGAGTTGCCTAAAAAGTACACTCGCAAACTTGCGAAGATTTATCACAAACAAAACTTCACCGAGGTTCAACAGGAACAAGATGACGTTGAGTCCCTTTATGAGAGTGTGGCTAAGTAACACTCGCTTGCATTCTAACATGCAATGTGTTAGAATATATTTTTATGTTATGTTATGATAAGGTGAATACATGCTACAAGATTTTTTGTGGGTCGAAAAGTATCGACCAAAAACTATTGAAGAAGCAATTCTTCCAGCAGACTTGAAGGCTACGTTCCAACAATTCATTGAGCAAAAGAACGTTCCTAATCTAATTCTTACTGGCGGTCCTGGTATAGGTAAAACTACTATTGCCAAGGCTATGCTCGAAGAACTTGGATGTAATTATATTGTTATTAATGGTTCGATGAATGGCAACATTGACACCCTACGTAATGAAATTAAAAACTTTGCCTCAACTGTATCATTCTCAGGTGGTCGCAAATATGTTATTCTTGACGAGGCTGATTATCTTAATCCGCAATCTACTCAACCCGCATTACGGAACTTCATGGAAGAGTTTTCTGCTAATTGTGGTTTTATCCTTACTT